AGGTGCTGATGCAAGTTTTAGCATAGTAGTAAACGATTCAGGTGCTGCAGCAGTAACAGTTACAGCTGGTGGCAATAGGTTTGTTGTAGGCGATGTTATAACTGTTGCAGATAGTAAGTTAGGCAGTGGCGGAGCTGCTGCGTTAACTTTTAATGTAGCAACTACTGGTGGATTTAGCGGTACACAATTTCCTACAGCAATTACAGCCATAACAAAAGCTAATCCTGGTGTTGTAACAATTATAGAACATGGATTTACTACAGGAGATAGATATTATTTTACTGATGTAGTAGGTATGACAGAAGTTAATGGGAATATCTATACAATCACCGTAATTGATGAAGATACTTTTAGTATAGTTAATACTAGTTCATTTACTGCCTATACAAGCGGTGGTAAAGTAACTAGTATTAATACTTTAACAGTTGCTGATACTTCAGGTATTGAGCCAGGCTATACAATCAATTCTCCAAATAGTAATGGGTATACAGGCACACAAACTGTTACTGCCGTACCCAGTTCTACAACATTAACTATATCTGCTCCTCCAAATACTATACCTAATGGAGAAGTAAAATTTGTTGATGTAACAAGTAACTTAGCTTCTACTCCTTTTACTGCTAATATTGCAACTAGTGAAGTAACTACTGCTACAACTACCATAGCTTCTCAACTTCCTAGCCCTTTTATAGCAGCAAAAAATGCTTTCACACAAAATCCTATAGTACGTTTATATGATGTATACTACCCAGGCGAGTGGTTTCCTCCAGACAAACACGGTAATCCTACTGGCGATGGAGAAGGACGAGCATGGCCCACGGATTTTCCTATAAAATTTGCAGACATAGCAGGAGACTTAGTATCTGATTTAAAGTATAATGTAACTTATGATGGAGAGTCTTACATACCCTTTCCTATAGATATAACTAGTATTAAACAAAATCAAGATGGTAAAATTGATGATTTAACTTTGACGGTATTTAATGTTGACAACATTATATCTGCTTTAGTAGAAGATCCTTATATTGTAGGAAATAATACAGCTAACGCCTGTGTAGCTAATGTTAATGGAGTTCCTGTTAACGGTATTGATCCCAGAACTATTAATTTTACCCCAGCCCAAGTAGGTAATGTTGGTGAAGTAGCTTTTGACTCTTTAACTAGAGCAAGAGGAAATGGTCTTGCTTATAGTGCAGATATTGTTGGTTATTATGGAAAGGCTAATGCATCTTTTACAAAAGATCAGACAGAAGCAATTGCCGGAAGTTGGCAGGCACAGAAAAATGATACTAGAGACTTGCAAGGAGGTGTAGTTAATATTAAAACTACATTTGCTAATTTTTTAGATGTGTGGCCGGAACATAGTGTTACTAAGTATGTTACTTCAAACATTATTGAAGTATATAATGCTATGCCTTATAGAGTTGGAGATACAGTAAAATCTTCAAAAGGTTCTACCACGGCAACTATACAAACCATAGAAGAAAATAGATTTTTATTTTTATCTAATCCACTAGAATCTAATACTAACATAGGTGATGAAATTTTTATAGTCAATGCTGATGTAGATACTGAATCGTATATAGAAGATAGATTTAAAATAAACAATTTAGAAGAATTAAATCAGAGTACTGCTGCTTTTGGCTTAGTAACTTGGTTACAGTATTTTAAACAAGTAACTCCTAGACGTAAATACTATAAAAATACTTGTCAATGGCAGTACAAAGGTGAAGAATGTCAATATCCAGGACCAGCTGGTGGTACTATACCTGGAACTTCTCTTAGTGCTAATAATAATCCTATTGGTGCTAATAATGAAACTGCTTCAGGACCTGAAGGTGATATATGCGGTAAAAATATATTAGCATGCAATCTTAGAAACAATGGAATACATTTTGGAGGCTTCCCTGCGACAGGACGAACAATCCCTAAACACTAATATAAAAGGTTGTATACTTCCATGGATGCATTTATTTGGCAGTTTAGGGGGTAACTTTTATATATGTTGTCATGCTGAGTATACTTCTAATCCCAAATCTATGGGAACCTACAAACAATCTTTAGGAGATATTTGGAATAATGAAGATTATAAACAAGCTCGTCTTAGTTTCTTAAAAGATGAAATACCTAGTGAGTGTATTGAGGCGTGTTATAATAAGGAAAAACAAGGTAGTGGTAGTAACAGATTACAAGTAAATCAAAGATTTTCTAAAAATGCTTACATACAAGATAAAACTAATGAAGATGGTAGCATAGATAATACTCCTACATATTTAGATATTAGATTTGGTAATCTATGTAATTTTAAATGCAGAATGTGTGGTCCTTATGCTTCTACTAGCTGGTATAAAGATAGTGATGATCCTAAATGGTCAAAAACAATTGATTACTATACTGATAATGACGATTTTTGGAAAGATGTACCACAATATATACCTAACTTAGAAGAAATATATTTTGCAGGAGGTGAGCCTTTTGTGCAAGAAGGTCATTATAAAATGCTAATGTTAATGATTGATTCTGGTTATGCTAAAAATATTCATATTAGTTATAATACAAACCTAAGTTATTCTAAATTTAAAAAATATGATCTTACCGAGTTATGGTCTAATTTTAAAAAAGTATCTATCTGGCCTAGTATTGAAGGATATGGAACTAGAGTAGAGTATGCTAGGAAAGGATTATCCTGGACTAAATTTGAAAAACATGCTATTATGTTTAGAGACCATATACAAACAGTTAGTTGTGTAATAAATATTTATAGCATAACTTCTATGCCAGATCTTATATTATGGTGTAAACGTAATGATTTTGATTTTTATGGATCAACACAGTTAGAGCCTTCTTACCAAAAAGTTACATGCTTACCTAAAGAATCTAAACAACAAGTATTAGCTATATATAAAAAATTTATAAAAGAATATAGACCAATTTTAACAACATATGACTTAGAACAAATAAAAAATTGGCTAAGTTATATGACTAGCACAGATGAAAGTAATCAACTAGCATCTTTTAAACAGGAGACTGAAAGAGTAGATAAGCTACGTAATGAATCATTTGTTAAAACCTTTCCGGAGTTTGCATCATGGTACGAAAATATATAGGTTTACCCCATACCTACTCAGGTATAAATTGTATTACTTTAATTAAAAGTTTTTATCTTAATGAATTAGGTTTAGACTTTTCTTTACCTGATTATCCACATTCACTAAAATGGATGAAACAATTTAAACCTGATAATGTTGATACATTAGCAGCAAAATGTTCTAAAAAAGTAAGTTTGACAAACGCTAAAGATTATGATGTAATAGTATTCAAATCAGTAAAAACGGATTTAATAATACATTTTGGTATGTACTTAATGCCTTCTAAAATGTTACACATCGCAGCGGGGGGATTTTCGCGTGTAGAAACTTTATCTGACGATTGGATAGAGAGTATACATTCGATCTATAGACATGACAGTTTGGTATAATAAATATAAAGATTTTCCATATTTACATTTAGGTAATAATGCAGAGACGGGGATTGATTGCTTTAATCTCTGTAGATTAGTATATCTAAAGGAATTAGGGATAGATATTCCCTATATTAGTTCTGATTTTTGTAATATAGTAGATGAAGATTGGTATAGCAAAACTCATAATAGATACTTTGAAAAACCAAATGGTGAAGAACCTGGTACTTATGGATGGAGAAAAGTTAAGGACATACAGCTATATGATGTTGTTACTATGAGTTTGGGATCTACTAATGTTACTAATCATTGTGCGTTATACGTTGATAGAGGTAAAATATTACAAACCATGATAAAACATAAAAGTTGGGTAGCACCTTACGGTAACTACTATAAACAGTATACTACGGGGATATTTAGATGGAAAGATTTGTAAAACTAAAAGAAGATATGAATGCACATGCTTTGCGTGATTATCCAAAAGAGTGTGTAGGTATTATAAGTAATGATTTTACTTACATTCCTTGTTCTAATATTTCTCCTTACCCAAAAATGACATTTTTATTAGATCCTGCAGATTTAGTAAGAAATGATGGAAATATATGGGGAATATTTCACTCACATCCTGGTGATGAAAATCCTATCCCTAGTAAAGAAGATAAAGTTAGTGCTGCTTTTAAAGAATACACCTTTTTAGTAGGATTTAATAATAAATTTTATACATACTGGTTAGATCAAGACCTAGACGTACTCATATTTGATGAGTTTAAGGAAGAACATCTTGTTAATAAATCTTAAAATACATTCAGCATATAGTAAATTTTTTAAAGAAAGTACTTACTCACTTGAGGCTACAGTAGTTCAGGATATTATAGCATATCTTAAAGGGGTACATCCTGAATTTTCTAAATATATGAAACAGATATTATCTGGACAATCAGAAGAACCTTTTTGTTTATTAGATAGCGATTTAAAACCAATTACTTTAGACATGATAGACATTAAACACTTTAAAGACGGTGAAACTATACATTTAGTTCCTGCTATAGGAGGAAGTGGAAAAGCTATAAGAACTCTTATTTATGTTGTTTTTGCTGTAGTTGCTATATATTTTGCATTTACAGTACTAGGACCTGCACTGCTGGGTCCAGGTGCTCCTATGGTTGCTCCAGGTATTGCAGAAGCGGGCATGGTTGGTGCTACCGCAGCACCAACTGCTGTAACAGGCATGTCACTATTAAAAATGGCAGGTCTTCAAATAGGTTTATCAATGGTTTCACAAATGATGACTAAGTCTCCTGCTGCAAGAGAGAGTAAACAGACAGAGTCTAATTCACGAGAGAGTGGTATGTTTGGATCTTTGACTAATACCTCTACAAGTGGAACACCTATTGCTTTAATATATGGTAGGCATAGAGTAGCTGGTCAGTTTTTAAGTGGTTATATAACTACTATCGGACATGGTAGTGGAGATACAATTAGTGTAGGGAGTCAGTTTGATGGCATATAGAAATTTTACTGAACATGCTAATATACAAGTCCCACAAATTCAAGGAGCTAAAGGTGGTAAAGGAGGAGGTGGAGGAG